GGTGATGGTCACCGGGGAGGCCAGCGGCAGCGTCTTGTTGGTGGTGGCGCCCCACGCCGCGGTCAGCTGGTCGGCGGTCTGGCCGAGCAGCGCCGGCGTCGCGGCCGAGCTGTACAGCGCGAACCAATAGTTGGTGGGGGTGCCGGCGGCGGTCGCGCCGGAGCGCACCGAGATGTTGGTGACGACGTCGCCCCGACGCAGGTACATCGGGACGGATGTCATGACCTGGGTGGTGAGCGCGCCGGTGTCCGCCGTGGCGTCCAGGCGGCGCATGTTCGCCCGGTAGAACGCGCTGGTGGGGTCGGCGCCGGCCAGTGCCTGGCGGGCCTGGTCGGAGGCGGCGGCGAGCTCGTCGCGGACGAGTCCGAGGAATCGGCCCTGAACGGTCACTGGTTCGCTCCCTTGCTGGTGGCCGTGCGGGTCCTGCCCGCGGGCTCGGTGTCGGGGGTCTCGTCGATGGCGACGATGCTGTAGCCGGCCCGCCGGAAGTACTGGAGGGCGGCCTGCTGGGTGCTGTCGGCGGCGGGGTCGACCGTGGCGACGCCGTCGCGGAAGTGCACGCCGACGATGGCGCCCTGGTGGTCCGGGCGGGGCGCGGAGACGAGGTAGGTGGCCACGTCAGGACACCTTCACGTTCCGGAACACGCCGCAGGTGCGGGTGTTGCGCAGGACCATGGCGAGCGGGCCCATCTCGACCTCACCGGACTTGACGGCACCCGGGATCGAGTAGTCGGGCAGCCACGTCTGGATGAGCGGCTTACCGGAGACGGACGCGCCGTGCATCGCGTCGAGGCCGAAGGAGACGGCGTACAGGTCGGTCAGGCCGGTGATGTTGCCGCCGGCGCCGCCGCCGTCGGGGTCCCGCGTCTGGATCGGGATGATCGGCGCGGACCCGTCGACGCGGTCGCCCATGTCGACGAGGACCCACTGGCCGTACATGTCGATCTGCCGGCCGAGGTCGTCCTTGACGGACGTGAACTGCGAGGCGCGGCGGGCGAGGGAGCGCAGGCGCGCGATGCTCTTGGTGTTGCCGAGGATGCCCTTGGTGCCGGGCGGCAGGGCGCCGGTGGCGGTGCTGCCGCCGGAGCCGTCGCCGACCTGGGAGGCGAGGATCCGCGACAGCCAGTCGTCGAGGCTGTCGAACGCGGCCATGGCCTTGTCTTCGGTGGTGATCGCCGAGGCGGACCAGTCGGTGTAGCCGAGCGCGTTGCCCTCGTTGATCGGCAGGTACTCGGTGTTCGTGCCGGTCAGCGACTTGTCGAGGCCGTCGAAGCCAGCGGCGTCCACCGCCGTGTCGCCGAGGATCAGCTGCTGCTGGAACAGGGTCCGCACGCTGGTGATCTTCTGGGACAGCTGGAACATGATCTCGTTGGTCGCGGCGTTGCCGAGCGTCGCCAGGGTCCGGTCGACGGTGAACGAGCCGCCGAGGGGGTGCAGCGGTACCGTGAACTGCTGGCGCGTCGCCTGTGACGCCGGGTACTCCTCGTTGAAGTTGCGGAAGCTCGCGGCGGCCGCCGCGAGGATGCGGGTGTAGCCGTAGGTGAGGGAGCCGCCGCCGGTACCGGGGGTGACGGTGTCGTCCCACACCATCTGGTCGAGCACCCAGGAGTTGCGGCGCAGGGTGTCGATGACGGTCCAGTCGATGTCCGGCAGGGTGTTGAGCTGGGCCTGGGCGAGAGTGACAGGCACGAGGTGCCTCCTTGTCAGGTCTGGTAGTGGCCGCTGATCGCGGCGCCGAGGGTCTTGGGTCGTTCCTTGGTGGCCTCGCCGGTCCCGCCGGTGAGGTCGGCGCCGCTGCGGCCCGCCTGGGGCCCGGAGCGGAAGCTGGGGTTGTTGCTGACTGCCGTCTTGATGGCGGCGTCGAGCTGGGTGGTGAAGTCGCCGGCGGCCGGGTCAAGTTCACGGATGGCCTTGACGAAGGAGCGGGAGTCGAGGAGGACGGCGGCCTTGGCCTGGTGCTTGTCCGCGAGGGAGTGCACGGCCAGCTCGACCTGCTGTGCGCGCCGGGCGCTCTCCAGCTCGGTGATGCGGCTGGTCTGCGCGGTGATCTGCTCGGTGAGCTTCGCCGGGTCCGGCGGGCCGTCGTCCTTGACGAGGCCGAGGGCCTTGCCGATCTGCTGGGCAAGCTCCGCCTTGGCCTCCTCGGCGGCGGTCGCCTTGGCGTTGACGCGGGCGGCGCCGGCCTCCTTGCGGGCGGCGGCGAGGTCGCGCTCCAGGCGGGCGACGGTCGCCGCGAGATCGGCGGTCGCGTCGCTGCCGGCCCCCTGCTGGGTTCCCGCGCCAGCGGCCTGCTGGCCGTCAGCGGTACCCGTCGCGGCCGTCTGACCTGCGTCAGCGGCGCCGCCGGTGGATCCGGAGCCGTCGCCGGCCCCGTCGCCTCCATCCGCGTAGAGCACCGCGGAGAAAGGGCCGTGGCCGTAGGGGTGGGCCCAGGCCGAGGCGAGGCCGGGCAACGAAGGGCGGGGCAGGGAATTGGTGCGCATGGTGTGCCCTCCAGGGGCTCATCGGGGCCCGCGCCTGGCGGGCCGACGGTGCTTCAGCGGGCCGTGCCGATCTGCTCCCGCGCAGGCTTGCGCGGCAGCTGCTTCTCGGCGGTGAGCTCGCGGATCCGCTTCTGGTACGCGCGGACCTTCTGGCCGGCCAGGCGCTTCGCCTGGTCGTCGACGGCCACCGCTTGGCGGCGCTTCCACTGGCGGACCTGCCGCTCCAGGTAGCGCTGCTGCTGGGTGTCCTCGTAGGTGGCGCCGCCCGGGTGGGGCGGCGAGGGCGCCGGGGTGGTGACACCGGGCAGGTAGAGCGACAGCGAGTGGCGGCAGTTCGGATGGAACAGGCCTGCCGCTTGGGCCTCCTCCAAGCTGCCGGCGATGTCCACGCTCACGGGATGCCCGTCCCGGGTCGCGTGCTGCACCGTGACGGTGCGCTCCCCGGACAGGCCCCCGAGGGACAGCACCTTGCCCTCCCACGGGCGGCACAGCGGGCACTCCAGCGGCGAGGACGACACGATGACCAGCCGCTGGCCGATCGCCTCCAGCCGGTCCGTGTGGCCTCGGATCGCGGCGCGTCCGGTCGCCGACCGGGCGGCCATCTCCGCGTACGACGCCATGTCCCAGCCGCGTCCGGCCCGGTCCACGAACCCGGTGATCCCCCGGTCCGCGAACTCGTCGAGCGCCCGTTGTGCGGCCTGGCGGCGGGTCTGCGCGCCGAGCAGGACCGTGCCGGAGACCCGGCCGATGATACTGCGGTACGCGTCCGGGACGGCCCGCAGGATCCGCCGGTACACGGGGCCCTGCTCGGCGACCGCCGCGGCTGCGAGGCGGTCCACCGAGCGGGCGTTGGGCAGTGCCCGGAGGGCCGCCGCGCGCAGACCCTCCGGGAGCATTCCGAGCTCGGCGACGGCGGCCTGGTCGCCGCGCCGGTACGCCTCGTGGACGGCCCCGTGCAGTGCGCCGGTGGCGTCCCGCTGCAGGTCGCCGACGAGCGTGGTGACCGCGGTGCGGAGGTTGCCGATCGCCCGCAGTTTGAGCTCCGCCCACGACGGCGAGTTGAGGCCCTCGCGCAGCGCCTGGGCGAGGACCGCGAGGAGGGCCTGCTCGGCTTCCTGGTAGATCGCGCCGACCTCGCGTGCGAAGTCTTCGCCGTCGGCTGGGGAGATCGGCACCGGCGGCTCCCCTCGGTTCAGCCTGCGGTGGGCGGTCCGGCCGGCAGCGCGTCTTCGGCGGCCTCGTCGTCGGGGAGCTCCAGGCCGGCGCCGCCGGCGCCGAGCGCGGCGGGGTCGGTGACGGCCCGGCCCGACTCGGCGAGGATCGCGGCGACCTCGCCCTGGACGCGGTCGTCCTCCCAGTCGGGGTGGAGCATCCGGATCAGGGTGTCCGTTGACGCGGCCTCGGCCTGCCGCAGCAGGCTGACGGTCTCGGCTGCGGTCTTCGGGTCCTCCTGGATGGAGTCCTGGAACTCCACACGCGGCGGATCGAGATCGAGGCCGGGGATGTTGAACAGCGGGCCGGCCTCGACGGCGAGGAGCGCCGCGAGGATGTCCGCGATGGGCTGGGCCTGGTAGAGGGCCTTGCGGGCGCGGGTCGTCATGGAGCGACCCTGTCGGGCGCGGATCTCCGTGGCGGTCACTGCGGTGCCGTCGCCGACCGCGCCGAACGACGCGGCGGAGTAGCCGGCCTGACGGACGGCCTGCTCCAGCAGGGACTGCGCGGTGTCGCGGTGCTCGGTCACCCGGATCTGGAACTGGGAGACGGTGATGCCGCCGTCCGCTGTCGGCGGGATGTTCAGGCCGGCGTAGATCTCGCGGTCGAGGTCGGTGGTCACGCCGAGGCCGGGGCCGTTGCTGGTGAGGTACTGGGCGGGCAGGGTGATGCGGCCCTTGCCGAGGCGCAGGTCCCGCATCCACGACGCCCACGTCTCGTCGAGCGCGTCGAACAGGCCCTCGATGCCCTGGTAGTCGGACTGTCCGAGGTAGGCGGCTGCCGGGACGTTGCGCCAGCCCCGGGCGGGACGCATGTTCGGGGCGTAGGAGGCGGTGAGGTGCTGGGGGGCGCCGGTGTCGACGGCCGGCTTGAAGTCCTTCGTCTGCTCGTTGGCGGTGAGCGGCCGGTTCTTGCCGAGGCGGTACTGCGTACCCTCGTACAGGCCGTGCAGGATGACACCCTTCTCGTGCCGCTCCAGGTGCCGCCATACGGTCTGGCCGTCGCGCTCGACGACGCGCCAGAACGTCACGGCGGTGAGCTGCCCGTAGGAGAACGTGGGGGCGGCGCCGTCTGCCGCGACGGTGGTGATCCACGGACGGGGTGCGACGGCAGTGTCCCAGGACACCCGGTAGTAGGTTCCGCCGAGTGCCGCACCAACCTCACCGCCCTCCAACAGGGTCGGGTAGAGGGTGGTCTCCATGAGCTGGTCGAGGCGGTCCTGGGTGGCAGGGTCCTCGGAGGTGACGCGGGGCGGCTCGGAGAACAGCAGGTCGGAGGAGGTACGGGCGATGTCGGCCGCAAGCGGAATGTGGATCTTGGTGCGCTTCTCGCCGAGCGCCGTCGGCTGCCCCCACCACCACCGCGCGAACCGGCCGACCACACCGCCGCGCATCTGGCTGGGCCGGTTCTGGTAGCCGCGCTCACCGCGTAGCCGGTACCGCTCCACCAGCTGGTCCGGGTCGGAGGAGTACCAGGCGTCCCAGTCCGCCATCGACTCCTGCACAGCGGGGTCCGTCGGCGGCCACGCCATGTCCTCGGTGGGCAGCGGCATCGGGTACCTCCGGGTTCACTCAGGCGGCGGCCTGCAAATCGGGGCGGATCAGGCCGCGCCAGGTGTGCGCGGTGGAGTGCAGGGCGTACCGCAGGGCGTCCACGGAGTGGTCGGCGACCTTGAGCGGCTTGTCGATACCCTTCGCGGCGGCCGTGTCGTCCCACGCGTAGCCGGGAAGTTCCTCCAGCAGGCCGGCGCAAGAGCGGTGCACCGACACCAGACCGGAGCCGAGGGCGACGCCGACGGAGCGGATTCCGTCGAGGACGTCGTTGTTGGCCTTTGC